CGGCTGGTGGCAGGCGGTAACGGGCACGACCGGTTCCACGCTGGTTTACGCCATCGCGACCAACCCCGGCGCTGAGTCGGCTCTTGGGACGTTGGTGCAGAGCCAATATTCGTCAGCCGGCGTGCCGGCAACCGAGTTCAGCCGCGCGGCCGGCTGGCACGTCACGCTGTCGTACGCGCCGTCGAGCAGCAACCGCGTGACTCCGTACAATTACAGCTTCGTGTACGGGGTGACGCCATTCCCGACGCAGGGCAACAACGCTCTGCTGACGACGCTGCTGGCCGCGAATATCGAGGTCGTCGGCACCGGAGCCGAGGGCGGCCTAAGCAATACCATCGCATACGGCGGGAATTTCCTCGACGGCAATACGGTGAACTGGTGGTACGCCATCGACTGGCTGAACATCAATTCGCATCTCAATCTTGCCAATTTCGTCATCAACGGGTCAAACAACCCGCAAGCCCCGCTCTACCTGAACCAGGACGGCATCAATTCCGGGCAGGCGGTCGTTGCATCAACGATCAGCTCCGGCATCACGTTCGGCATGATCTTCGGAAGTCTGGCCCAGGTCGAACTGAGCGGCCCGGCTTTCGCGGCGGCGAGTTCGGCGGGGACGTATGCCGGGCAGGCCGTGGTGAATGCCGTCCCGTTCGCGACCTACTACGCGGCGAGCCCGAGCGATTACAAGATCGGGCTGTATGGTGGCTACTCCATCAGCTTCACGCCGCAGCGCGGGTTTGACAACATCGTGCTGAACATCAACGCGACGCAGTTTGTGGGATAACGTATCATGCCAGCCCCCAACATCCCGCAAGGCACGCTGAACCGGATTCGCGCCAGCATCATCTGGCCGGCATTCCCCCAACTGTCCGTAACGTCGTCGTATCTTGGCAAGCGCGGGGTATCCATCGCATTCCAGGGCGACACCACCGTCTACATCGACACCATGACCGGGGCCGTGACCTCTCCTGAGCCATATCTCCGCGTGACCATCACGGCCCATCTGCTGAAAACGCAGAACCTGGCGAACCTCTACAAGACGCAACAGGAGCTATTGTCTCTGCTGGGCGATGGCGTGGTCCGCGCAGACTCCGCGATCATGCAGCCGTGGGCGATCTCGAATGCGTCCATCATGCGTCCGGGCGACCTCGACTTCAGCGGTGCCGATCCGGATTATCCGGTGCAGTTCTCCGGGATCTACGCCGTCAACTCGTCGCTGTTCGGGTAACCGATGAAAATCGATGCAGGCCTGAATTTCGTCATTCCGCTGTATCACGACGAAGCGGATGCCGACCCCTACGCGTATGTCTATTCCTGCCCCATCTCCACGGCGGCGTTCGAGGCCAGCTACCGGCTGCTGGTGCGGACATTCCGCTTGATGATGGAGGAGCGCGGCGCGGCCAATCGGTTTGCGCGGCTATTCCTGCGCGACGCCGCCGCCGCCCTGGCCGGGCCTGACGGCAATCCTGATGTGATCTGCGCGCCGCTACTGAACGAGATCGGCAGGCTTTCCAGCGTCATCATTCCGGGCGCCTCGGGCTGGCAGACGATCCCGCTGCAGCAGGCCATTGACGGAAAGCTCCTGGACCCCGGCGATGGGGAGGAGGCTATCAGCGCCAGCATTTTTTTTACGGCCGCATGGCACATCAGTCCGAAGGCAATGCGTCTCGGCCTATTGGAGAGCGGTTTGCAAACCTGGAATGCGCAAACGTCGTCATTGCCTCCTACGGAGTGGATCGCTTCATTGCGGACATCGACCGCGACCGCCAGTTCTGGCGCGATGGTGCCGGGCGCGACGGTCTCCATCACTGTGCAGGGCCGGCCAGCATCGTAGCAGCCGTTCTGGACTGGGCGGCCGGCGACGGCTTCCTGCTGATGGCCGACGACAATGACTGGGATTTCCGGACGCCAGCCGAATTCCGACAGCGGCATATGATTGCCGGGATGGCGCGGCTGATGAAGGGGTGATGCTGTGGCGGTTAAGAGCATCATCGACGTTGAAATCAACGACGGCGCGTTCAAGAGATTCTCTGACACCTTTCAGAAATACCAGGACCAACTCGCCAAAACGCGTCCCGCATGGGAGTCTGTGTCAGACGAGGCCAGGGAGACGGCGCGGGGCTTCGAGCGGATCGCCGCGGCGCTGATGGCGCAGAACGCGGTCGCGCACCAACTCGCCAAGGAGCAGGCCGCGGCGGAGCGGTCTGCCACGCGCCAGGGCCGATCCTGGCACAACCTGGCGAAGGACTCCCGCAGCTTCGCCGCACACGTCAAGGACGCCACCACCGCGTTGCTCCGATGGTCCGCCATCACAGGGGCCGTCTCCGGGCTCCTGGGGGCCGGCGGGCTGTTCGGCATCGATCGGCTGGCGGTGTCGGCCGGGAACCAGCGGCGGTCGTCCTTGGGCCTTGGCGTGACGGCCGGCGAGCAGAACGCCTTTGCCGTGAACTACGGCCGCGTCGTTGACCCCAACTCGTTCCTGTCTGGGGTCAACCAATCCCTGACCGACGTCAACAAGCGGGTCGGGCTGTATGGGGCCGGCCTGAGCGAGGCTGATATCCGGGGGAAGGATACCGCCCAGGTCGCGGTTGAATTGCTGCCGGCGCTGAAGAAGCTGGCCGATGCGACGCCGACCTCTCAGTTGGCGCAGGTGCTGAAGGCGCGACACCTCGACCAGTTCATTGGCCTACAGGATTTCGAGCGGCTGAAGAATACGTCTGCGTCAGAGATCGGGGGGTATGGGCAGCAATTTCTGCTGGACGCCCAGAAACTCAATCTGACAAAGCAGCAGTTGCACGACTGGCAGGATCTTCAGGTGCAATTGCACCGTGCCGGGTCGGAGATTGAGGCGACATTTATCCGCGGGCTGGCGCCTCTGGCGCCAAAAATTGGCAGTTTGTCGGGATCAGTAAGCAGACTAGTCGACGCATTTTTGCGAAACCCAGAGACGGCGCACTGGATCGACATGGTAGCGACTGGTCTGGACGATCTCGCTAAATACATTGGCACTCCACAGTTCTCCAAGGATGTCAATGATTTTGTTACGGACATCGGCCGCCTCGCAACAGCGATCGGGTCGGCGTTGCATTGGTTGGCTGGTGCCGTATCGCCGGCTAGCCCAGAGGCGCAGAAGAAGGCGGCCACCCCGGGAACGCCAGAATACAAGAGCGAGCATTCCGGGTCGGCTGGATGGGGATATTCGCCCGGCCTTGGGTGGCATTGGTTCCCGGGCGAGACGAACACTCCAGCTCCGAGCGACGGGGTCAAGCGCTCCGCGTTCCGTCCCGGCGCCCAAGGCGGGGCGCCTGGAATCTCGTCCGGCTTGCGCGTCAAGGAGGCTCACGATTTCTTCCGGCTTGCCGGCTGGTCAGAAGCGCAGACCGCCGGCCTGCTGGCGAACATCGGCGCCGAATCCGAGTTCAAGGCCGGCGCGTTCAATCCAGCCGGTGGCGGTCAAGGCGCCATGGGCATCGCGCAATGGCGCGGCCCCCGCATCGAGCAGTTCCGCAAGTTGTTTGGCCATGACCCCCGCCACGGTACATTCGAGGAGCAGCTCCTATTCATGCAATGGGAGTTGACCCACACGGAGAAGGCCGCGGGCGATCGGCTGCGGACCATGGGGCGCACGCCGGGCGGATCGTCGGACATCGTGCTCCACGACTACGAGCGCGGCAACGTCCCGAGCGCTCCGCGTGCTGCCGCGGCCGGGCAATACGCCGACACGTTCAAGGACCGCAGCGTGACGGTGAAGATCCAGAACAACACTGGAGGCAATGCACACGTCTCCGTGGCACAACTGGCGGTCTGACGCATGGCCCAGACAGTCCTAAGCGCTGCGTTCAAGCTGGCATTTGAACTATCGCCGATCATCCTGTGCGGCGGAATCGCGCAGAACATACCCGGCGGAATGCTGCCGATCATCTGCATAACGGAGGCGGCGAGCTTCGTTACCGGCCTCTTGTCGAGCGGCAAGCTGCCGAGCCTGGACGATTATTTCGCCAACTTTCGCCCGCTTCCTGGCAGCACGCTCGGCGAGAACCAGATCGGCACATACCCGTTCGCGAACCAGTCCGTGGCAGCCAATGCCATCATCGGCCAGCCGCTTGCTGTCTCGATGCTGATGGTGTGCCCGGCGCGCGACGAGCTTGGATACGCGGCGGCTCTGGTCACTATGATGGCGCTGCAGGCGGCCCTGTCCCAGCACGACTCGTTGGGCGGCACCTATACCATCATCACGCCGAAGTTTTTCTATACCGACTGCATCAGGCTGCGGATGGTGGACGCCTCAACCGGCGAGACGAAGCAGGCCCAGAACGCCTACCAGATCGATTTCGTGCAGCCGCTGCTGACCCTGCAGCAGGCGCAGGCTGCACAAAACACGCTGATGTCGAAGCTGTCGAATGGCACGCAGATCAACGGACAACCATCGTGGTCCGGCGCTGCGCCGAGCGTCGGAAATGCGCAGAGCCTTACCGGACCAGGACTGATCCCGGCGACAAACACCGCCCCGATTATCCCGGTTCAAAGCACACCGCTCCCACCGCTGACCTGACATGCCAACTGTAACGCCATTCGCGCCAGTCGCCATCGCTCCGTTCCAGTTCCAGGCGACACTGGACGGCGCGACTTACACCGCGACTGTGGCGTGGAACACATACGGTCAACGCTGGTATGTGAACATCGTTGACCAGAACAACACCCGCATCCTGACGAAGCCGCTGATCGGATCGCCGCCAGGGTCTGAGATCTCCCTGGTGGCCGGGTATTTCATGTCCACGATGGTGTTCGCCGAGGACTCGCGGCAGTTCGTGGTGTCGCCCTGAGATGCGGTATTACAATATCGTCATCACGAAGAAAGACGGCACACCCTACCTCTTCAGGAGCATGGGCGGCCTCGGCCTGACAAGCCTGCTGCCGACATCCGCACAGAACCCGATCAACGGTATCGCGAACCCGGCGGCGCTGAATATCGAGCTGGATATCCCCGTCGTCAGCTTATCGGACCCAGATAACAATTCCTGGGTCCGGGTGTGGGGCCTCGGCCTGCAGGACATCGGAACCGCCGCGAACCTTAACGATCTCGACATATCCATCTACGCCGGCATGTCGCGCGGCCTCCCGTTGGCCAATCCGAACCAGGCCGGGTTGATCGTCAAGGGCACGATATTCCAGGCTTTCGGCAACTGGATCGGGACCGACCAGACGGTTGATATGAACATCATCGCGGGAGGCAACGCCGGCTCCCCAACACAACCGGCCAACTTCCCGTTTTCGTGGAAGGCTGGGACTCCGCTGGCGTCGGCGGTCGCTCAAACGCTGTCGATCGCGCTGCCGGGGTTGACGCAACAGATCAACATCAGCCCCAAGCTCGTGCTGAACCACGACGTCACCGGCTGGTATCAGTCCGCTAGGCAGTTTTCTGACTTCGTCAACGGGGCGTCGTCTGATCTGATCGGCGGGACGTATCCGGGTGTAAGCATCACCACCGAGGGCCAGGCGGTCCGCGTGTTCGACGGGACACAACCCGCCGCAAAGGCGAGCGTAAAGCAGATCGCGTTCCAGGACATGATCGGGCAACCGACATGGATCGACAACCTGACCGTATCCGTGAAACTCGTTCTCCGCGCCGATCTCCACATGGGAGACACCATCGCAATCCCACCGTCTCTGTTCACGGTGACGCAGCAGACTTCGCAGCGGTTCCAGGACAGGTCGTCGTTCTCCGGAAACTATCTCGTCCAGCAGGTCCATCACTACGGAAACTTTCGCCAACCCGACGCGAATTCCTGGAACACGACGATCCAGGCAACCCCGGCGCAGGCATCCTGATGGCGAGTAACGTACAGAAGACCCCTCTGGGTCTTTCGCTCAATCGGTTCGCCCGAACGAAGGCCTTGGATCAGATCCAGATCAGCGGCCTGTCGCTACCATGTTCCGTCGTGTCCGTGCGCGGGCAGGTGGTGCAAGTCGCATTCCAGGTCATCGCGGCGCCCGGACAGGCGGCGGTCACGCTGCCGAATGTGACGATCCCGGTGGCGACGTCGTTCTATGACTGGGTGCCGTTTCGCCCGGGCGACCTCGGCGTTGCGGTGTCGGCCGACGCCTATCTCGGAGGCATCTCTGGCCTTGGTGGTGGCGTCGCATCCATGTCCCGCCCTGGCAATCTCACGGCGCTGGTATTCCTCCCGGTTGCCAATGTGGGATGGACAGTGCCGGACGCAACGCAGCGGGTCGTGCAGGGCGCCGGCGGA